AAGTTCCTTACGAGTTAGCTTATGAAGAACAATGGGCTGATTGTGAGTTTTGCGATAACCAAGGTGAAATAGAAGTAGAGGAGGAGACAAATGATCGAGGATCGGGGACCTCTAGATCTAACAAGACGAATTGAAGATCTAGAAAAACAGAAAAAAATTTTACAAGATGCTTGTAGAAGAGCGGGTAAAACAATTAAACAACAAAAAGCAGAGTTAGATGCAATAAAGAGAGGAGTAGACTATGAGTATAAAATCAGCAATGATTGAAGCTTTATCCAAAAAATATGAAGCTGACATAGCCGAAGCAGATGCAACAATAAAAATATATTTTGAACAGTCAGTTGGTATAGGTGAACATCCGCAACATTTAGACGAAGTAGATAAGATGTTACAAAAAATTGCAGATGCAGAAGAAAAATTAAAAGCAATACAGGTGTTTAGAGATGATATCAGAAACTAGTGCAGCATACATCGCAGGTCTATTTGATGGTGAAGGTCATATTCAATATAAACAATACATGAGAAAAAGATCTCACAATAAAAAACCATATCCAACTTGGAATATTAAAATGGAAATGGCAATGACTGATAAGTCAGTCTTATTACTGGTACAAGATTTATTAGGTTGCGGAACCGTTAATGAAAAAAGATATAAAACTCCATACACTGTTGGTTGGAAAAAACAATGGCGTTGGCGTTGTCAGTTTAGAGACGCATACTATGTAGCTTTGTTATTACTGCCATACATTCATGTTAAAAGAGAAGATTTAAATAATATTATTAAACATTATTCACATTTAAACAAAGAAGAAGTAAAGGCTAAAGTTATTGATATAACTAATCACAAATTATACAAACAAAAACAAATGAAAAAATCTGTAACAGGGAGTTTAATAGATTATGACTGATAAAGAACCACTAATTAGAATATTATCATTAGGTGCAGGAGTACAAAGTTCTACCATGGCATTGATGGCGGACCAAGGAGCATTCGGTAAAAAACCAGACGCAGCTATCTTCGCAGACACGGGTTGGGAACCCGAACCCGTTCTAGAACATTTAGAATGGTTAAAAACTCAATTGTCTTATCCTGTTTATATTACTGGTAAGGGTACATCTATTAGAGATGATATTTTAAATGCTATGGGTGAGAATGGTAACAGGTTTGCATCTGCTCCTTTTTTTACAAAGAATCCAGAGTCTAAGAAAAAAGGTATGTTGCGTAGACAATGCACTAGGGAATACAAGATAACTCCAATTGCAGCAAAGACTAGACGATTAGTTGGTTTAAAAAAGTATGCAAGATTTCCAAAAGGTGAACATGTTGAGATGTGGATCGGGATTTCTACAGATGAAATACAAAGAATGAAACCATCTAGAGATTGGTGGCAAAAGAACCGATGGCCTTTGATTGAAAAGAATATGTCGAGAGACGATTGTTTAAAATGGTATGAGGGTAAAGATTTAAAGAGACCCGCAAAGTCTGCATGTATTGGGTGTCCTTTTCATGATGATCATTTTTGGCATGACATGAAAACAAATAGACCAGATGAATTTGAAAATGCATGCGAGATAGATGATGTAATTAGAAAAGGTAATAAAAAAGTAAAAGATAATCTTTATATCCACAGATCTTGCGTACCTTTGCGAGAAGCTGAATTTAATATTAAGGATAAAGATCAATTAGATTTATTTAATAACGAATGTGAAGGGATGTGTGGAGTATGACGATGTTTCATGGATTAGGTATGTTTATTCTTGGTATGTTTGCTATATTTTTAGGTGCGATAATAGCTTACTTTATAATTAATAAAGTTATGAAAGATGAAAATGATGGAAGATAAGGATCTGAAAGAATTTAATAAAAATACCTGGGAACTTAAATGGAATAAAAAATTTGAATACCCTAAATCTCAAAGAGAATTGATTAAAGGTTTAGGTAGACATTACTCTGTTTCTGGAGAAAAATTACCTTCTGTTACGACTATTCTGTCCAAGACCCAAACAAAAGAAAAGCAAGATTCGTTAGCCAATTGGCGTGCTAAAGTGGGCGATGCTGAGGCAACGAGGATCATGGACCAAGCAGCTGCAAGAGGGACTGCAATGCATACTGTATTAGAACGATATTTATTAGGGGAAAATTATGCTGATTTAACGGACATAGGGCAACAAGCAATGGCCATGGCTGAAAAAGTGATAGAGGAGGGCATAAAAGGTCAATTAGACGAAATATGGGGCTCTGAAGTCACTGTTTGGTACCCAGATTTATACGCAGGAGCAACTGATGTTGTTGGTGTTTACAATGGGCGCGAAAGCATAATGGATTTCAAGCAAACAAACAAGCCAAAAAAAAGAGAATGGATAGATGATTATTTTATGCAGCTAGCAGGGTACGCAATCGCACATAACTTTACATACAGAACTGAGATCCAACAAGGTGTGGTGTTAATGTGTTCAAAAGATGGCTATTTTCAGAAGTTTGAGATATCAGATGATGAATTTAGAGACTACAAATATAAATGGCTGGCAAGAGTTAGTGAGTATTATGATAGTTTAGAATAATTCTAAACTAAATGTATCATATAGAACTTTTTCCCCAGAATAAAAAAATATTTTTTTATTTTCAAAACCATGTTACAGGCTCATATATGTTACAATGTTAAATAAGTATTGATAATAGCCATTTATTTAAGCATAAATTGTAACAAGCCTATGTTACACATGTTACAATCCTTATTTTACGCCATTTTCAAATGTTACAAATATTCAATTTTCCGTACGCGAACAAAAGTTTTTTGAAAAATTTAAAAAATGTCTCCTAGAAAAAAGTTCTATAGGGTATATAAGTGGGTATGCCAAAGAAAAGACGTAAAGCTATCAACACAGAAACTACACCAGATATTCCTTTCCATAAAGTTAGAGTGGAGTGGGTTGATTGTGTATCTGATTCTGGTTGGGCTAGTGAAAAAGAATTCGATAAAATGAAATTAGCAAGACCTGTAAACGAAGGTTGGTTGTATGAAAAAACAAAAAACCATATTAAAATATTTGCGTCTTATGACAAAGATGAAGATGGAATTACTTTTGGAGATCGGACGATGATTCCTCGGCATTGGGTAAAGAAGATAATTCGTCTGTAACCACTTCTGCATCCTTATCTATTATAGGTTGGTAGTGTTTAAGAGCTTCAACAACCTTTGCATCTATTTCTTCTTGAGATAAATTTTCGTGTTTATGTAAATGAATTTGTTGATTGTTATAAAATCCAGCTGCTTTTCCACGTGAAACTTCCATATTACCTGCAGCAGTCCATGCCTTGTTTTGTCTAAACTCATCTCTAAGTTTACCTAATTCAGTTAAGTGTCCTTCGTAACTTATGTCATATTTTTTTAACAACTCGGATCGTCTTTTACCTATGTATTCTACAACCAAAGGAAAGTGTTTTGGATTTTGTAATCTACTGGCAATAACATGAGCGGTGTCTTCTGAGTATCCAGCTGCGATTGCACAATCAGTTGCACTCATTCTTCCTTCTTCAGTCACGACCAGGTTTGCAAATTTTATTTGCATACTAGTTAATTTTTTAGGTAGTCCCATACTTGAATTATATAAATTATAGGATATATTTCAAGTCAGAATGAACGGAAGATTATTACGGCAAGTGCTAGATAAGATGATGAAGGGTAACCTTCACTCTGGAAATGCTAGAGTCCAAGTCTGTTTACCTGATGGTAAATATTATGATGTTACCTCTTTACAACTGTTAGAAAATAAACTAATTGGAGTGAGAGAAACCCATAGAATAGTGTTTACTGTCAAATCTGAAACATGGAATATGGGTAAAGTTTTGAAGAAAGTTGGAAGTACCACTTAACTCGAATTTTAACTCAAAAAATGTTGAAGGAAGAGACTAAATTTTGGCATGAAATTAGAAACTATAAAAGCAAAATATCGTGGACTAGATTGGAAAATAGTGCTGCACATGGTACTCCCGATCTATTGGGCTATAATAATTCTGGCACCTTTTTCACAGTAGAATTGAAGTTAAGAAAAGTTAAAAAAATATCGTTCTCACCACATCAAATCTCGTTCCATTTGAGACATAAAAAGAATACTTTCATCATGGTAAAAGACTTGCCAAAGGCCCTCGATCCTTTGGCCATAAAACTTTATGAGGGGACAAAGATCCGAGAATTACGGGACGGGATCCCAGGAATTAAGCCTGTGGCTTGTGGCCTTGGCGCGTGCTGCTTGTACCTTGAACGCGTGTAGCTTGTGGTTGTTAAGTGCTTGTGGGCGGGGCCCACCCCATGCTTGTTGCTTGTGACTTGGAAAGTCCCAGGAATCTATTCATACCATGATTGCTCGGAGTAATCTTCAGGGCCATGTTGAGCTTCAAATATGAACGCCTGGAGTTTATCCTCCCAGGACCATTGCCCGGATTCCTTCTCCAGGATCGGTTGAATTTTTGTAATAAATTTTGCAGCTTGCTCCCTGGATTTAAAACCTCTTTTAACGTCTCGTGCTTTTTGACGTGACCAATACGACCATCCGCCCTCTTCATCACCGCCGTGATTCCTGGTCGCCCAATAAATAGAAATATAAAAATTAGTGTTTACCATATGCAACGTTTTTCACCTTCGGATCCCAACACGCTCGACAGTCACCGCAAGCGTTGTCTTGTTTTGGAGCGGGACAAGTCGCGCCTTCAGTGACTACAGTCGATGTATTCGGCCAGGATCCGCCGGCTTTTTGGTTAATCATAGGCATAGAAAATCGAATCACTAAATTTCTGGGAGCTTCGGCTACGTGTGCCTTGGTCCAGGCCTCACGAGTCGGCATCCAGTGCTTGACGCCCGGCGTCAACTCGCAAACTTCAAAGATCTTTTTTAAATGCTCGAGATCCTGGACATCCCCGGAATCATGCCATCTAAAATATTTAGATTTTTTTGAATTGATCAAGTGAACCATTGCAGCAACCCAACCAGGATTTTTTACAGACTCGAGCCTTCGATATTGTGCAGCTTGCACAACTTCGAAAACATAACAGCCTTTGAGCGCGTAACAGCCTTCACAAACTGAGTCTTTAACTTCTCTTAGTTTGGATCCCGTCTTACACTCTTTAGCCGGTAGGCCATACGCCCAGCCTGGCATTTTGGACGGTCTACTAAGACCGCCCACGGTTTTTAATGCTTGATTCGTTTTCATAGTTATAATGTAGGATATTATAGGAAATAAAACAAGAAAAAAATTTTAAAAAAATAAAAATATTTTTCTTGACATATCCTATTTTATCCTATACACTTGGACGGTGGCTGGGGATGGCGGAGGAGAGAGGAGCGCATGTGGGCGGGACCCACCCAAAAAAATAAAAAGATCCAGGTGCTTGCTGCTTGTCGCTTGCTGCTTGTGGATTTATCTGGCGTCCCAGGAATTTAGCTGCCTAGTCCCAATGCTCGCGAAGCGGGGTCGTAGGCAGCTCGCGTGCGGTCCTGGATTTAATGCCTGGCGTTGCCGCTGGGTCTACCGGGACCGCGTGTAACTGCAGCTCGATCAGTTTTACCTGATCTCAGGTCTTTGAGCCAACACGAACCTACTTGTTCGCTTTTTGATACCCTCAAAGACCAGAGATCAGTCGGCGATTGCTCGCCGACTAATTAGCTAATTAGCAGATCTTAAAACCTCCACTAAATCTGCAGAACTCTGCAAACTCTTTCACATTTT